TTGAGAAATGTCACTGATTCCGGTTTAAATTTAGACTTAGCCACATCAATAGCTTTTCTCACTCTATCCAAAGATATATTATTGTTGGCAACCAAACGTAAGCGAGAGTCGGGGGGCACCTTAACACCCCTGGGTAGGTTTCCCTTTGGTGTTAACTGGATAGTAACAAAAGGTTTAGGATTTTTAACTGTAATGTGCTTAACACTAAATTTATCCTTATCCTCAATATCCCAGATTAAATATCCTTTATCGTCATCTTCTCCGAAATTCTGTTGTACAGTTGATCCAGCATACCAAACCCTCTTCTCCTCGTCCATATGCTGACATTTATGAATATCTCCTAACATTGCGTAATCATGTTTATCAAATATCTTAACTTCATGATCTCCGACTTCCATCTTCCAACCAACGTCTGTGGTGCAATTATTGATTGCGCCATGATAAAGAGCAATATTAACTTTACTATTATCAGTGGGATCAATCCAGCCAGCTTCATCGAAGACTGAGAGCACGTTCAAACAGAAGTTGTCATCAAGGTGTGTCTCTCCTGAGTTTTTCAATAGATGTAAGTCTGGACAATCCAATGCTTTAACGATTGGAGTGATTGCATCTTGTCGGCCACTGTTCTTTAGGTTGCCATCATGGTTTCCTAGGATAACATACGTTGGAGCGATCTTGGCGAGATTATAAAAGAAGTCTCCACACATCTCAACAAACTCCGGAGAAATCTGCGTCTTAGTGTGTGCAATATCTCCACAGTGAATAATATAATCAATATTTTGTTTCCTTAGTGTTTCATATATCTCATCAAATACAATTTTATATTCGTAGTGATATTTTAAATTTTTAATATGTGTATCAGCTATATGTGCAAAACGCATCAATCATCTCTCCTAAATGTTAGATATTCTATGAGTTAACAAACTATCAAAACTCACAAAGTGGGCTTCTCGCTTCTTCTGCAAAAACACCTCTCTGTGCATTTCTCCCACATCTTTGTAAGGTGTGATATCAATTTTATAAGTTTCAATGCCGTAGTTTATTAACATTTGTACAATTTTCAATTCCTTCTCTTGAGCATCTGGATCCAATGCCAAATAAACTCTGCTGCCGTATTCAACAATCTTTTGTGTCAGCCTTGAGCGCTCTCGCAATGTGGAACCAAGCAGAGGAATGGAGTTCTTGCCAGCCACGATTGCATCAAACGCACCCTCAGTAATAATGATATCTTCATCAAAATCAACAAACAGTTCATTGAATATGATATTCTTGGAAGCAGAAGGATTCAAATAAGGTGGGTATTTATTTTCATAAGTCCTAGCAACAAAATAGTTAGCATGACCAGAGTTCCCAAAAGAAGGAACAATAATTCTGCCAGAGTACTCGCCGTCAGGGCAGAATCCGATTTTCCAATCAATAATATCCTGCTTTGATATGCCACGCTCGTTTAGGTAATTTTTAGCATAAATCGCAGAATAGGGAAGATCATCACCGGTTAATGATACCATTTCTTCCGGTAGCTCTATTTGTTGTTCTCTTTCTATGCTTTCTGTTTGAAATAGAGTATCAAATGCTGAAATATCAACTGTGCCAGATATATCATCCCATTGAATGAGATCTTTACTGGTTCCCGAGCTTCTAATAAGAGTTCGTATATTGTACGAAGCATAGTCGCAAACCCAGCATTTGAAAGTGTTTTTTTCAATATTAACAGAGAGCTTCTTCTTATGGTGTTTGCATTTAGAACAATAAAATAAATACTCTGAACCATTTTGATAACAACTACCTAAAACGTTTTTTAGGATTTTGAGTTTTTCTTCCAAAGAGTGTATCCTGCTCTGGCAACTACCAAACTATCAGCCCTATCATACGTTTCAGGCTTGGGGTTACCGTTCCTAGTATATTCTACCACAAACCCATCCTCGTTGTCAATAATATGTTTTAGAACTGCTTCCTTGGCCCTGGTGCCCCGGGGTACTTTTATGTCACACAACTTCCTGGCGGAAGGCGCAGCAATATATTCAGGTGTTATTCCTAGGGTATCCCAACAAATCCAAGAGACAATTCCATTAAATTTTGAAAGAATTAGCAATGTTTTTGCGGAGGACAGCCCAGGTCTAAATGCTTGCAAGGATTGTTCTATATAAATTTTTTGAAAATAACACTCTGCTTGCATATCCAAAAGCATGCCCTTGATATGATTAGCTTTGTGAAACATTGTTGGAAAGTAATTTTTGTTGCGAAAGTCAAATGCATAATTGCAGAAAACTTTACCGTCTTTGTCTAAAACGGTAGCACCAGTGATTGAAGTTGATATATCTAGTCCAAGTATCATATTAAATATTATACCTCAATATAGATTAAAAGTCAAGTTTTAATTTAAAAGTAAAATCTCTATCCTCGGTCTTTTTGACGGGGTTGGCCAACTTGGCGTATGCAATTAAATTTTTATGCTCATCAAAAATTCCAATCTTCGATATCCACGTTTGCTTCTCAAAGCTCCCAGTTGGATCTTCTGAAAATGAAGCAGACACAGTGTTTTTAATTTCACGCTCCTTTTCAATGTACCCTTCGCTGCTAGTAGCATAAATCAGGCCAACATCCTTTTTAATATAGGTGGGGTTATTTGAATAGTTTAGAAGCCCTTTTGGAGCATGAGCCATCATGGTCGCGACAGGAATATATGTTGTTCCCTCAAATGAAAGATCAAAAGCAGAGTGGGTAGGGTTAAACGTAGATGAACCAGTGGTGGCAAAGTGAATCCATTGTGGGTTTTCAGAAGTTGTAGATACATAACCTTCTGAGTGGCCAGGGTCTAAATCCCAACTTCCAGTAAGAATAATAAAGCCTTCGTTATATAAAACGATACCCGCAGTACTACCAGAGCCGTAAGTCGTACCCAGATCCGTTGCTGACCCGCTAACCTGAACTAACTCTCCGTTCTTTCCAAAATCTTGAAGCTCTCCTGCCAATGTTCCGGTAATATAAAATTTTAGTTTAACAGACCCCTTCTTGATTGAAGAACCATAATATATCGACGGAATACTAATCAACGTCGTCTTAGAGGTATAATAAGCTGTTGACGAAAACTTTTTACTGAGGGTTGAATAATGTTCAATTGTATTTCTCAGGGCGCTAAGGGTGGGCCGTAAATGCCCATTTTCTAAGCTGTCCGTTATCGTGTCTGAATAGTGATCGATAGAAATACTAGCAGACATTGGATACGAACCAGTGATCGTATCCCCATATAGAAAGTCAGAATTAAATGCACTAGTAGAGATGGTTCGGAAAGAAGTCAAGCTTCCTTCTTTTGTCAGAAATGGATATATCAGATCACTGGTGGGTCTATCAATATTAATTTCATGAAGACTTAAATTTCCGGTAGGAATGTGTTTTAAGTTTACCGCCGAGATGTTCCCATCCACATTAGTGTTGTTATTATAATGTATTTTTTTATTATGTATAATAAAGTTACACTTGGGGTGAGCTTTAATTCGGTTATAAATTATATCGTTGTCACCAAATCTATAAAAAGGCATTATTAATCTTTCCTTGACTTATGATATAAGTAGGCACCAAGACTTAATAATCAAGCCTAACTCT